CAGTAAGGAGGGTGCTTTTATGTGCTATAGTTATGAGTTCAAGAGAAATGTGAAGTTGAGGTGAAGTGTTATGCATTTGTGGCAGTTTCGCCCGGTTCTACACAACAATTTGACGATGGAGCCGGATTCTTTGTGGGAATTAGATAAAGTGTAAAAAATCGCCTTCTCTTTTTATTGGAGAATGGCCGAGAATCGAAAGAAAATGCCTTCAAAACTTACGAAACAAGTTGATTCGTAGATGTTTCATACATTACTTCTGGAGGTTTGCTGGTAGTTGTTGTGCAAACGGCTGCTTCAGAGGACCTTTTGCACAACATTTCACACCAACTTCACAATTGGATTCGGCAGTACTCTAATATGTCGGGAAGCAAGAAAGAAAAGACATTGTTTATACTGCATCAAAGAAAAAGAACAGCAATCCGGCTGCTCGACTAGACCGAATCACTGCTCTAATAAGTTTAATCACTTCCCTGATTAACTTAATTGTAGCACTGAAGAACGGATAATGCAAGTGAGCCGCAAGGCTCACTCCTGCAAAATCTCATCACTCAAACAGGAACATGAGAACATTAGCGATTGCACTGAGTATTGTATCTCTGATTCTGTCAAGTTATAGCTTGTATCTTTCATTCAAGAATCAGCGGAATGCAGAGGAAAGAGAGGAGGTACAGGACTAATGGCAACACACGATGAAGAGAAGCGGACGGAAAAGATTTACATGAAGATTAAACCGTCACTGAAAGCAAAGGCTCAGGAAAGAGCGGATGAAGAGGGAAGGTCATTGAGCAACTACATTGAGCAGTTACTCATCAAAGACTGGAACGAACACAACGAGAACTAGAACCAAACATGAACCGGAAGCGTCACCGAAAGGTGGCGCTTTTTCGTACACGAATTTAAGAATGCAGAGGGGAAGACATGGGAAAGTATCACATCACACATGATTATGACAGCTTGCTGGATGAGCTGTTGAAGCTGGAAGAAAGATTAGCATACATCAGCGAGAACGGAATCGCAGTTGGCATTGTGGCCAGCGAGGTAGCAAAGAAGAAATCCGGAGGAACATTCAAGGTGAACGCGGACTGCCGGAAGGTTCCGACGTACTGGAGAACATTCGTTCCCTATGATTTCCTGATTACAATCTACGAACCGAACTGCGCGGGAATGGACATAAACCAGCTGAGAATTCTGCTCATGCATGAGCTGCTTCACATCGGTGTGAGAGAAGACGACCCGCTGAAAACATTTGTTCGGGACCATGACCTGACAGACTTCCGCTGCATTGTTGATGAGTATGGCAGAGACTGGAGCAAGACAAGGACAGAGTAATGGCAGGCAAGAGGAACCGTAACCGTCCCGACCAGAACGGTGTGCATCGGGGAGCATTCGAGCGGAACAAAAAGAAAATCTACGCCACGCAAACAGTATGCGGTATCTGCGGAAAGCCGGTGGACTTTAATTTAAAGTACCCCCATCCTTTAAGCCCCTGCATTGATCATATCATCCCCATAGCCAAGGGTGGCCATCCGTCCGACCTGGACAACCTACAGCTGGCACACTGGACATGCAACCGGCAGAAGTCGGATAAGCTGGTGGCAAGAAGTGATGTGAAGGTGCAGGAAGTAATCAGCAACAGAGTTCTTCCACAGTCGATGGACTGGAGGAACTTCCGAAAGATTCAGGCAGAGGCAGAGCGGAACGAAAGTAAAGCTATATCAGATCCAAAGCAAAGCGAAAACAAAGAAAAAGCAAAACTAAAACAGAGAGTTATGCTTTAAAGAAAAAATAATTTTATACCGGGGGGTGGGTAACCCCGGGGGCCCCCGGCCGGAACTTCACGCCGTCACTACGAATATTTCTCGCTGAATCGGATCGGCGCGAGAACAAGAAAAAATTTTTTTGGAGGAAAAAAATGAGCGACTACATGGGTATGGAATACCTTCGGAGAAAATTGAACCAGAAAAGGAAGCGGGTGAATCTCCGGTACAAATACTACGACATGAAGAACTATACCAGAGACTTCGGGATCAGTACGCCTCCGGAACTGCGGGCGTTCAATTCCAGTTTGGGGTGGTGCGCCAAAGCGGTGGATTCCCTCGCAGATCGGGTGGTATTTAACGAATTCCGAAACGATATTCTGGCAATGAATGAAATCTACAAGATGAACAATCCGGATATCCTGTTTCGGTCCGCGGAGCTGTCGGCAATGATTGCCGGATGTGCGTTCATCTACATTCAGCCGGCGGAAAAGAAAAATGAAGCGCCGTTGATGCAGGTGATAGACGGGGCAAATGCCACCGGAATCATCGACACGGTCACCGGACTGCTCAAGGAGGGCTATGCGGTGTTGGAGCGGGACCAGTACGGCGTGGTGAAGACCGAGGCTTATTTCCTCCCAAATAAGACACAAATATACTATAAGGACAAATCCTACATGGATATTATCCGGCACGAGGTGGCCTATCCGCTGCTGGTGCCGGTGATTTATAGACCGGAAGCCAAAAGACCATTTGGCCACTCCCGAATCAGCAGGGCGTGCATGTCACTGATGAGCTCTGCAATACGTACGATGAAGCGCTCGGAGATTTCTGCCGAGTTCTTTTCATATCCGCAGAAATGGGTAACAGGCCTTTCAGAGGATAACGAGATTGCGGATAAGTGGAGAGCTAGCATGGCCACGCTGATTGCAATCACCAAGGACGAGGACGGAGACAAGCCAACCTTCGGTCAGTTCATGCAGCAGTCCATGACGCCGCACACGGATCACCTCAAGATGTTCGCATCCATGTTCGCCGGAGAGACCGGGCTTACCCTGGATGACCTAGGATTTCCTACGGCGAATCCGTCCAGTGCGGATGCCATCAAGGCGGCTCACGACTCTTTGAGACTTACCGCAAGAGCGGCACAGCGTTCCTTCGGTGTAGGATTCCGTAATGCGGGATTTCTGGCGGTGCAACTTCGAGACCAGTCGTTGTATATGCGAGATGTTGCATGTGAAGCCATTCCATCCTGGGAGCCGATATTCGAACCGGATGCATCTATGCTCAGCGCCATCGGAGATGGAGTGTTGAAACTAAACCAGAGCGTAGAAGGCTACATCGACGAGGAAACTCTCGGAGACTTAACCGGAATTCGAAAGATGGGAGAAAGCAATGGATAATAGGCCGGAAAAACAGAATGTAATAACCGGACCACCGATAAAAAACTTCTTCATTTCCGAAGCAACGGGTAATTCGAAGACGACTGCCGAACTGCGTTCGAGAATAGGGCTGAAAGAATACATTATTCGACAATCAAATGGACACTGTTGCGATTGGTGCCAACGCTTAGTCGGAGTATATGTGTATGGAGAAGAACCACAGGATGTGTATCGAAGGCATGACAACTGCACGTGTGTTGTTCTTCACAAAAGCCAAAGAGGATATAGGGATGTACACAATAGAACCCAGGATAGGATCTACAAGACAAAACGCGAGGCAATACAGGATAACATCCGCAGAAGAGAAGAACTTGTAAATAAGAAGCATCATGATAAAATAGAAAAAAGGAGGAAAGAGGAGGATTATATAGCCGGAGAAAAGGCGGCCATAAGAAGACTTCGAAAGATATATGATTCAGGAGAATTCAAAGATGAATTTGAAAAGGAACGTATTCGAAGAATTATATCTGGAAAATGGAGCCTGAAACAAAGAAAACAGAAATATTTGCAACATTGCGAGGACACACCTCAGTATAAAAGTGCTACGAAAGAGCGGGAAACGGAGCAGAGTTATTTGACAATTTCAGATGAAGAAGCACAAGCTTTGATATTGAAGTATGCTGGAACGGGAGTGTCAAGTGATAAAACAAATGGAGAAGTTACAAGCGAATTTGTTACGGTGGGAGAAAATATCGGCTTTTATTACGAAGGTGGAAAAGAGCATCCTACAAATAGAATTCAGATAACGTATTCCAACAAAGGCGTGCATATAATCCCAGTGAAGATAAGATGAAACTAAACTTATGGGCTACTGTTGTACAAAACGAGATTACTGCATATTTAAAAGATGGTTCAGTGTGCACAGGTTCTGCGATTGTCTGCAATGATATAGATGAGACGGAGCGAGGCGAACGGCTTCTGTACATTGAGAACGATGATGGTTTATGGTCATATTATGAAAGTGAATTCGAAAGAATAGAATACATTGATTATTCAACTGGAGAACAAGTTGTGATGGTGGCAGAAGATTCAGGAGAAGAAAATAAGGAAACAACCAACACAACAAAAGACGACGCATCACCAAAACTGAAGATGAATCTAATGAATGAATTCTGGACATCCATACTCCGGGACCCACAGCTTGAAGCATACTGGGAGAAAAAAGAAAATCTCGAGCTAACGCAAGAAGAAGGATGGGCGTACATAGACCGGTTGTCTGATTTTGCCGTAGATGCATTACAGAAAACACTCAATACAGAGACGTTACCGGATGGAATTTTGTACTGGAATATTGCACAGGCGGTGATTCCAGACTTTCTTCGTGAAGTAAGTGATATGATCTATGAGATTCAAGTGGCAACGTGGAAGAAAGAAGACTTGGAAATGGGCATCAATGCCGGATTCCAGCAAGCGCCATTCAACGAAGAAAAAATGCAGAGCATCATAAATATGATGGTGAATAACAGCATGAAGAATGCTGGTGTGGTAGATGATGAAGCGGAATAACCAGACGGGAAAGGAGGAATACCATGGCGAAGAATGATTACGATACGGTTCTGTATAAGTTGCTGATATACCTATATGCATGTCTTAAGCGCGAAATCGTTTTTGATGAAGATGTTTTTAACAGTACGGTACGGCAATGTGCCGGCAATGAACAATATTTTGCAGAAATACTAGATATGGCACAGGCAGAGGGACTTATCACAGGGGTAGTTGTCACCAGGGCGTGGGGAAATGAGTTGATTATTTCATCCCCCGCAGAGGATATGAAAATAACAGCGGCAGGAATCCATTACCTCAAAGAAAACAGCCAGATGAAGAAGGTGCAGGAGACATTGAAGAATTCAGCAGACATAATGGCGTGGCTGATTAAGAAAGTGAAAATATGATGCAGATTGCCTGCACAATAAGGAGTTACCTAAATTTTATTAAGCCGCCTACGGGCGGTTTTCTAATGCGCATTTTTTGACCAAAGAACAGGTTAAAAGAGAAAGGAATAGGAGGAAGCATGGAATCAATCATACAAAATGCAGCGGGAATATTTTTGACAATTATGGGTGTAATGCAGTTTTTGGCATTGGGATATAAACTCTCAAATATGTCCGATGATGAAACACAAACATATGGAACGAAGGCCCGAATACACCGAAATCTGTCAATTATAATGTTCGCGATTGGAGTGGCGCTGCTGGTGAAGTAGCAGCACAAAATACTGCAGAGGGGAAAACATGACAGAAAGAAAAGGCCGTCAGACTCCCACTCAGTCGTTGGTGCTTCCATACCGAGAAACCCACGGAACGGAAGCCGTCAGAATATATAACAGTACCGGAAAGACCGCACAGGAATGGCAGGAGCTGCTTCTGTGCGACATGATGGCATACAATGAAGAGGGATTATGGACACATACCAAATACGGGTATTCCGTCCCCCGCCGTAACGGAAAGAACGAAGTTGTGGCAATGCGGGAGCTTTACGGAATCATGAACGGAGAGAGCATTCTCCACACGGCGCACAGAACACCAACATCTCATTCCGCATGGGAACGGCTCTGTATGCTGATGGCAAAGACCGGACTGAAAGAGGGAGAAGATTACAAGACACTGAAACAGTTCGGACTGGAACAGATTACCATGCTGAAGCAGGACGGAAGAGTGAACTTCCGAACCCGATCCAGTAAAGGCGGACTGGGTGAAGGATATGACTTGCTGGTGGTGGATGAGGCACAGGAATATACCGACGACCAAGAATCCGCGCTGAAATACATCGTTACATCTTCAAAGAATCCGCAAACCGTTTTCTGCGGAACACCACCCACCCCGGTTTCTTCCGGAACCGTTTTTCAGAAGATGCGGGAATCGGCCATCAGCGGCCGGGCGCAGAATACCGGCTGGGCGGAATGGTCCGTTCCGGAAATGTCAGAGCCCACCGACCGGGAACTGTGGTACGAGACGAACCCGTCACTGGGAACTGTTTTTACCGAGCGATCCGTTGCGGACGAGATTGGCCCGGACGAGACGGATTTCAACATTCAGAGATTGGGTTTGTGGCTTCGGTACAACCAGAAGTCGGCCATTACCGAAAAGGAATGGACGGAACTGGCCGTGCAGAGGCTGCCGAAGCTGGTGGGCGATATCTATGCCGCGGTGAAGTTCAGCCACGACAGCACCACCGTAACATTGTCTGTTGCCGTAAAAACAGCCGGCAGAAAAGTGTTCGTGGAGGCCGTAGACTGCCGGACAACCCGGGAGGGGAACGGCTGGCTGATTAATTACCTCCGGGACATGAAGCCGCGGAAGATTATCGTGGACGGTGCCAACGGCGCACAGCAGATTCTGGAAAAAG